CGCCGAGACCGATGTTCTTCCACCAGTCCTTGGGCGCCTCGTTGCTCGTGATCCAGATCTTGGTCGGCACGAAGTTGCGCGCGCCCAGCTTGATGTAGCCAGCCAGTCAGTTTTTTGCGTCGTCATCGATGCGCCGGCGGTGGGTGTCGTAGGCGTCGACCGCCGCCTGGGCGATAGGGCCGAGGAGATCGACGCGATCGGCCAACCATTCTGAGCACGCATCGGCGTCGAACGGCACCGGCGCCGCGTCTCCTCCAGGGTACAGATCGAGGCTGGTGACTCCCTCCCAGCCGATGATGTGCGGGATGATCGCTCGCGCTGCCGACTTGCCCTGCAAGTCTATCATGTCGAGCGTCGTCGGGCGCCGGATGATGAACGTTTTGCCGCCGACGTCCACGCGGATCTCGCGCGCCTTGCGGATTTTTTCGGATAACGTGCTCATCAGGAGGCGTAATACGTCGGCGAGCCGTTCATGGTGATCACTGTCTGCGTGGTCACCAGCCCCTGCGCCTGACCGGCCGGCAGCAGGTTGCCGCCGACATAGCCGTTGAATGCCATGATCTGCCCGCCGGTGCCAAAGGTAAACTTGAAGGCGCGCTTGGCCTGGCCATCGCTGGCCAGCTTGATGGCCAGCAGGCCGGCATCGGAGACATCCCAGATGTTGTCGAATGAGAAGTTGGCGGGATTCGGCAGCCCGGGGATCTGTGACTTGCTGTTGCCGTGGATCGTCGTCGTATCGATAAAGTCGAAGTCCCCACCGGACGACGTGATGTTGGTCGCGGTGGTGATTGAGGTGCCGAAGGTGATTTTGTTGGCCGTGCCGCTGCTGAACGTGTCGAACAGCGTGGTATCGACGCCCTCCAGGGTAAAGCCGGCTCCGGAAACCGTTTTGACACGGGCCACGCGGTCGTTGAGCTGGTACATGCCCTGAATCGTCAGGGTGATGAAATCGCCGTTGCTCAGGGTGTTGGTCGCGGTAACGACGCCCTCTGACGCCTTGCTGATAGCGGTAATCGTGATGTCGGCGCCTAGCGCAGATTGCATGGCAACGGCGACATTCGACCATTTGCGGGGAGTGCTCATTGGTATTTCTCCAAAAAAACCGCCTAGGCGGGTAGGTTGTGTTGCGGAAAATCAGGCTACGGCAGGTGCCACCAGTCAACGTCAACGGTGGCGGCATATAGCCCGCACTCAGGGTCATATCCGGTGGAGCGATCGACCGCTGGATTTTCAGCGGCTGCCAGTGCCGGCCCGATCTCGACGGCAACGGCATCCGCTGCGGTGCGGGTTTCTGCCCAGGCGGTGATGACGAACCGGATGTTTTCGGCCACGGTGACATTGCCGATGGTGGTCACCGGAGAGGTGCTGGCGCGCTGATAGACGATCGCAGGTAACGCGCAATCTTCCGGGATGACATCCGGGAAAATGCGGTTCCCAACAAGCGCGGTCAGCGCCGCGCGCGCGGTCAATGCCGAGTATAGGTTGGCTTCTGCGCTCATGGCGTGTCGAGTTTCTGAATGGCCGGCCCGATTTCCCGTTCAAATATTTCCAGGGCCTGTGGAAGCACGGCGGCTCCGGCTTCTAGAAAATTGGTAGCCGGGAGTTTGTTCCCTTTTTTGGTGCCGAAATTCACGAATCTCCAGTAGAACGGGTCATTCGGGCTGCGCGCGCCGCGCTGCGATTCACGCTTGACGGTCTTGTATTTGACCCCGAGCAGATTGTGCTTGACGTACTGCGTCCCTTCCGCCGGGCGGATATTCACGAACACGCCGACATGGCCGGCGGCTTTCGAAGCACGCGAGACGCGGACCATAAGGCGCTTTTTCAGCAGGCCTTTTGTGCGGTAGGGCGTCGGTTTGGCGAGTTCCGGCGTGGCGGCCCGCGCGGCCTTGCGCACCACCGCGGCGCCTTTGCGCAACGCGCTCAACAGCACTTTGCGGCGCAACTTGTCTGGAATGCCGGAGAACGCTATTTTGAGCCGCTCCAGGCCCTCGACGGTGGCGGTGATGCCTTCGGCATTTCTTTTAACGTCCATTCCGCACCCCATTGGTTGCCAGGATTTCCAGCGTGTGATGCCCGGCGCCGACGTCGACGACCTGCGTGATGTCGTACGGGTCGCCGTCCCAGAGGATGCGCTGCTCACGGACGACGCCGGATCGGTAACGCAGACGAAAACGAACGTCTGCGGCATATTGCGTCTCGGCCGCGGCGAAAAATTCGCGGCCCTTGAGTGGCCACGCTTCGGCCCACAGGCAGTGATCGGCCGTCTCGGTGACCACATCGGTCCAGGTGACGATTTCTTCTCCGATGGCGTTTCGCGTGACGCTTTTTGCCTGCAGCTTGATGCGATGCGCGGCGCGCCCCGACTGGAATGCAGAGGTCGGCATGATCAGGCGACGCGCAGGACGGCCTCGGCATCGAGCAGCCGATCGACGTAGGGCAATGGCTGCAGGCCGGCGGCATCCAGTCCATCCGGGTGGTCGAGCGCCTGCACGACATGGGCAATGATCCACAGCCGGACATTGCCGGGGACATCCGTCCCGGCATTGCCATAGCCGACGGTAAATCGGATGCGCACGCTGTGGGGGAAATTCTGCGTCTCCGGCCATGACTGGCCAACCTTGAGCAACGCGCGACTCGGCACATTATCCGCATCGAGCTGGTAAACCGAAGTGGAAAGCGTCTGCTCTACCCCGGTGCCGTCCAGATATTTGATGCTGGTGATTGCCTGCGCATCAGGCAAAGTCAGATCGATGTCTATCGACGAGGGAAATCCATCGAGAAGCAGCTCGACGGTCTGGGTGATCAGGCGACGCGCCAGGCGATGCTCGGCTTCCTGGCGGATCGCCGGGATAAGCAGATTGGTGATTTGCGCATCAAATGCGGTGCCGTCGATCCTCCCGGCGACCTTGATGTCGTCGACGGTGACGGGCTCAACGGCCGGCGGAGTGATGAGGATCAGTGACATGTTACGTCGTGGCCGGGGCGTATCCGGAACCGTTGATGAAGACGTCGTCCATTTCCTTGAGACTGACCGGGTTGGTTTTCGCGCCCTGAATCGCTACCCGCAGTTGGTTGATGAATGTCGTGTTGCGGGTAAATTCGTTGCAGTCTCTCCAGTAAATGCGTTGTACCGGCGTGCCATTGGCGATGCGATCGGCGGCATATGCCTCGAAGGCCACCAGCAGCGGCTGGCCTCCGGTGACCAAAGCACCGTTGTAGAGTTGCATGCGGCTCAATTTAACGTCATTAGCGCTGAGCGACGCTGGGGCGTCCGGCCCGGTCAGAACCCAGACGATATTGCCATTCGGGATGATATGGACGTGAACCGGATCGCCGGCACCGACTGCAGCCAGGCGGGCTGCTTCGGCATCGGCAAATCGTGTGGCACCGGTAAATGAAATTCTCGCCATGGGTCAATCTCCGTGAGTAACTGTGACATCGGCATGAATCAGTATTGCACAGGCCGCTGTGGTGCTGATCTGAAGGCTGAGTGACAAAATTTGATCAATCGAGGTATCCGCCGAAGAATTTTCAGCTCCGACTGAGAAAGTTCCTCCACTGACCCCGACCCCGGTCGAGCCCGCTTGCCGGCTATTGATCTGCAAATTCTGAACCCCTTGATTAACTGACGACAACAGGAACTCGAGGTCCGGGTTGGTGGTGACCGATCCGACATAGGCAGTCAGAGTGGCCCCAAGATATGCCCGGTATATCTTGTTGGCCGTTGCGTTGCCTAGACAGCGCAAATGGGTTTTGAGTCTGCCGCTGTTGCCCATGGCCCCGCCAGGGACCAGAAATCCGGTGGGGCCCGTGACTTCTGCGGTCGTGGTGGTCAGCCATCCGGAAAGATTCGTCGAAAATGGAGTTTGGGTAGCCGGACGAGCCGGTCTCCCTGAGACATAGGTCTCGGTATAGAGAATCCCTGCCGTGTCGCTGGAAAACACTGCCCAATACCAGCCAGCCGGGTACGTAGACCCACCGAAAGACGCTGGCATATACATCCAGCAGCCCTTGAGTACATTCCATGAATTGGCCAGAATGGCTGCGGAGAGGGTGAATGCACCTGAAGACCCGGTAAATTGAAGTCCGTTTGCCGAGCCATCGCCAGGCGGGATAATAAATGGTACACCAATGGACGCGATGCAGATCGGTGTTGAATTGAGCCATTCTGAAGCGTCGATGGTGTTTTGCGACGCGGGAGGGACCCATGCGTTCCCACCAGACAAATTGGTGTCCGCCTGTTTTGCACTGACCAGGCCGTTTTCCGTCGCGGGGTCCGTAGTCAGCAGGTCGGAGCATTTGTATTCCCGTCCGGTGCGCGGGTCTTTCCATCCGGACAGTAGTCTGACCGTCATGATTTTCTCCTGTCCGGCGCCCGATCTGGCGCCGGAATATCGATGTTGAAATTCAATTAGGTCGCGGAGTTCTGATAATACTTGACTCCGCCGCCGACGTCGACGAAGTTCCCGCCACTTCGCATCCAGGCGAGAAATCCGATCTGTCCGAGTTTGATGTAGGCGCTGTCGTCAAAACGGAACATCTGGATGTCCATAGCGTCACGGATTTTGTAGAACGTGAAATCGCCGAACAAGATCGATTTGGCATTGGCAGCCATCACGGCGATGTCCTGATTTATCTGGATTTGATAGCCCAACAGGGTGTCCGGGAAGGATCCACCGAGGCCATCGTATCCAGGCATGAAGATCGGTCGCCCGCTGGAATCCTTGATCTTGCGGATTACCTTCAGCGAGGAATCGTTCATCATGAATTTGCACCGCCCGAGATTTCGATAGGCAGGATCGACGGAATGTACCAGGTCCACCAGATCGTCGTAGATGACCGTGACGGTCTGTCCGGTTGTTCCGACCTTTCCTGACGTTGCTGCCGTGACAATTCCATTGGGCTGACCGCTGCCGGTGCCGGTGGTGAAATAGGTATTGGTGACGCGGCCCAGACGGGTGACGAGGCGTGCCTTGATGAACGCCTCCATGTCGATCGAGGAATCCTGCAGCAGCTCGAAGGGGCAGGCAACTACTTTCGAGCTGAATTTGTAGGTTTTGAGCGTGACCACGCCGAAGCTCGGATCGGCACCGGTGGCAGTGGTGTTCTCACCGATCAGCTCGCCAGTTTCAGAAGTTCCGTCCGACGTGGGAAAGTTGATGTCGTTTCCCTGCGCGGTGCGGAAGACTTCGGAAACCGCACGCATGCCTCCGTATTCCTTGAGGGCATCGGCGACCGAGGTAGCCACCTCGGTTGGAACGGTATAGCCACCCTGCGCCGAGGTGCCAACCGACATGGTGTTACGCAGGACGCCCCATTCTTCCGGAGTTACCAGCTTCTCGCCGTTCTTCATCAGCTTCCAGAATGCCTCGACGTTGGCCGGGCGCTTTTTGTCTCGCGCGGCGCGATCGACGACGGTACGCACCGCGTCGGTATCGGAACTCTCGGAGATGAGGTCGAGAACGTTTTGAACGCGCCTGGCTTCGGCGGAGATGTTTTCGATTTCTGACATTCCCTGGTCGTATTTTTCCTGCAGGGATGGGGTCCACTTGTCGCCCGGGTTGTCGTCGAGCAGTTTGTGAATGGATTGTGCGATCGCGGAACGGCGCTCCCGCAGGGCTTGAATGGATTTCATGGTGTTCTCTCTCCTAAATAGAGGATGTAAAAAAACCGCACTCTGACGGTTGATCAGCAGACGCGGGAGCGTCTAGGCCGTCTGTTTCTCTGCCAGGCGTAATCGCCGGCGGAGGTGATCGAGGGTTGAGACCGGATCGTTTCTGTTTCCATCTTGGTTTGCTGGCGATTTTGATGGCGCTTTTGACCAGGCTGTGAGATTCCACTGGATGGCGTTCTCGAGGGCGACATCATCATTCCTGGCGATCCGATCGGCAAACTTGTACAGCAGTGCTTCTTCTGCCGAAAACCAGGTCTCGGCATCCATCCAGTCGGTGATTTGCTGGGCATCCTGACCGGTGGCTTCGACATAGGTAGCGACCAGGATGCCGTCGACTTTTTCGAGCAGGGCGGCGGTGTCCTTGAGGTCTCTGGCATCGCCATAGGACATAGTTTGAGAGTTGTGAATCATGATCATTCCGCCAGGTGATATGACGACTTCGTCAGCTGCCAGCGCAACCCATGAGGCGGCGCTGGCAGCGAGGCCGTCAATGTGGGCGATGGTGTGCGCAGCGTGCTCACGGATGATCTGTGCCATGGCCTGAGCGGCAAATATTTCTCCACCCGGAGAATCGATGCGCAGATGGATGGTTTTGGCATCGATGGCCGTCATCTGTTTGGCAAAATCAATGGCGGAAATGCCCTCAAAAAAACTGTCCGACACGATCATGTCATATAGCCAGACGGTGGCTTCGTCCTGCGAGACGTTATCGACCCGGAACAGGCCTTTTCCGCGATTGTCGGCGAGCAGTTTGTTGAGTGGGCTTTTGATTTTCATGCGTTGTCCTGTGCGTTGTCCTGTTCGTTGTCCTTTTTGCCGGCTGATGATTCTCCATTGGCGCGGGTGTCTCCGTCCGGCAGGGGGGGGAGGTTTTCGAGGCGGCGGACTTCGTTTGGGGTCATCCATCCCGGTTCGCCGGCCCGACCCAGGGCGATGCGATAACCCTCATTTCTCGCCTTATAGTCGCCACGTTCGAGGCCGGCGGTGGTGAATTCTGCGAAATGGATTCCGTCGCGCAGGAGCTTTCGATTGATCTCCTGCTCGATCTTGACCAGGTGACGACTGAGGGTGTATTTGACAAATCCGATGCCTTGCTGTTCGATGCCGCTGCCCCAGCTCGTGGCCTTGTCGGTGAGGCCGATCATGTGGGGCGGGACTCCGTAGAAGCGGGCGATGTCAGCGGCCTGATAATTGCGAGTCTCGATGAGCTGAGCATCCTCTGGATTGAGTGACAACGCTTTGACTTCTCCGCCGCCGGTGAGAATGGCCGGAATGTGGGAGTTTCCAAGGCCGGCGTACCTGGCCATCCAGGATTCCCGGAACAGTGCCTGCGCGGCAGCGTCCATTCTGCCAGGCGTGGTGATCACGAAATCCGGCCGGGCGCCATTACTGAAAAAGCGCGCGGAATACTCGTCAGCAGCCAGTGATAATCCCATGCTGTTGCGAGCGGCGTGCCGCAGTGGAGATGCGCCGCGGCAGCCGTCGAATCCGAGCCCAGGAACATGCAGCATGTCGTCCTGATCGAGCGTGATCATGCGTCCGTCGACGGCTGAATCGATCAGTTGATAGGCAAGACGGTCGCCATTTATCGAGACTGAAACGTCTAAAGGGTGTAGGGGCTCAAGCCGGACTACATCTGGCAGCAGGCTCCGACGACCTCCCTTGCGGTGAATCCTGGCGAATCCGTCACCGTGCAGCAGCAAGGCCCAGATCAGGTATTCTCGCCAGACGGCGGCGCTGCAGGCGGGGGTCGGCTCGACGTTGAGGAGGTCGGACAACGGGTGGTCGACGCGCTGGCGAGAATCTCCTCCTCGCCGGTAAATGGGCAGCGGCAGGCTGGAGATGGCTCCGCCGATCAGACCGATACATGCGTAAACCGCGCAGATGGCCAGCGCGGTCCTTTCATTGACGGCAGGTCCGGCTGTGGACAGGGACCCGGAGCCGGTCAGCCATTCGTAAAGCTGACTATCTCTTCCGCCAGAGCTGGTGGTGTAGGTGGTGGCGTTGCTGAGCTTCCGAGCGGCTTCCCGCTGGGCCTTCCAGGCGGTGAGGATCACCGATCCGGGGATGGCAACGCGCTCAGCGTTGTACCAGGTGGGGGCGGCGCTCATAGTACGACAAGCTCAAGGCAAGGAGATTTTTCTTCGCTGGGCACCATGGCTCTGGACATTGCGACGATTGTGGCGACGGCGGCATCGATCTTGTTCTGTGAGCGCAGTTTGCGGGGGAAGATGTTCTCGTTCCGATCGCTCCAGACTTCTACGTTTGAGAGCATCCAGACGTAGGCGGGATTTCCGTCGTGATGAAATCGTCCGGCATCGATGAGCGCGGCGATTTTTTTCATTGGTTCCGAGAGATGGCGCGTCTGCATGGGAATGTCGACGACTTCAAATCCCTCCTCTTGAAGATTCGGGGCGATTTCGCGGGAACCCCATGCGTCAAGCGAAATTTCGCGGATCAAGACGGTTTCTGAGCTGGCGATTACGTCGTCCTGGATTTGCCGCAGGGCGATCATGTTGCCGGGGGTGACCGTGATGTGTCCTCCATTAACCCATGCCTGGTAGTGGGCGTTCTCAGGCTTGTCGACGGCCGACTGGGGCAGGTAGTTTCGGGAGATAGCGGTGTAATGCTCTTCGCCGTCTCTTTCTTCTGAAAACAGCCAGACAGCCGATGCGATGTCGATTTTGCTGGCCAGATCAAGCCCAACCACGCAGGGGTGCCCGCGCATCGATTCGAGCGTAATGGCGGGGTCTCCAGCCTGCTGCAGGGCGTGCAGGTTGAGCCACGGAGATGCGGCGGCGACCCATGTGTTGAGGTGTTTTGTCTTGAATGTGTTCTGCTTGCGCGGGTCGGAGATGGCGTCGCGCTGCTGCATCTTGAGGAAGTCTCCGTCGATCGATACGCCGTAGTTGGGATTCGCTTTTCGGATCGATTCTTCGGTGGTCCAATCGTCCCCGTCATCAACGCCGAAGATGATGCCGAAACGCTGGTCATTTTCGACGATCGATTCGAGGATTTTCTGTAGCTCGACCTGGTGCAGGTAGCACGGACACGAGAGGTCAGATCCAGCCGTTGTGATGACGACGATTAGCGGTTGCGAGCGGGCGCCCATGCCGGTCTGCATGGTGTCGTAGAGCGCTGAGGTTTTGTGCTCGTGGAATTCGTCGATGAGCGCGCATGATGGACTAGCGCCGTCGCCAGGATTGCCGATCACGGGTTCGAACTTGCTATTGGTGGATACGACCGAGATATTGCTGGCATTGACGGTGACTCCGTAAGCCTGCAGGTAACGGGGCGTGGCGCGCGCCATCAGCAGAGCTGGCCGGAATACTTCCATGGCTTGATCTTGTGTCGTGGCTCCTGAGTAGATTTCGGAGCCAAATTCGCCGTCTACCGCCAGCATGTAGAGGCCAATCACGGCTGCCAGCGTGCTCTTGGCGTTTTTTCGAGGAATGAACATGTCGGCGACACGGAATCTCCTCTTCCCTGTATCTCGATTTACCCATCCGAAGATGCTGCAGAGGATGAAGATTTGCCACTGCTCGAGCTTGATGAGCTGCCGCCGCGCGGCCCAGTCGCCCTTGATGTGGGGCATGAGTTCGGCGAAACGGCAGATGCGCTCGGCAGGGTGGTACGCCTTGCCCGCCGAATCGGTCTGCTGAGGGTTGAAACGATAGGGCCAGGCGGGGTCAAGCGCGGCGCGCGACAGGTCGGACAGGTGACGCTGACAGGCGAGGCGATGCCATTTGCAGGCCGGGATTCGCCCTTCGACGACATCACGCGCGTACTGCGTCGAGATGTCGGCAAATGGCTGGGCTACAGGTTGTTCCACGCTTCTCTTTGTGCTTCTTCTAATGGATCGCCATGACGCTTTACAGACGCCTTGACACGCGACCGAGATGATGGAGACATGCCGAAGCTGGCCAGGTACCTGTCACAGTCCTGCTGGAGCTTTCCGATGACACGGAACAAGGCAGATTCTCGCACAAATCCGGTTGGCGTCTGCTGGGTAAAGACGGCTTCTGCTTCATCAAGACCGCCATCTCTCGCCTGCTTTTGCTTGGCGGCCAGGGCTTTCTCGGCCAGAACAAGGCGCCCCCAGGTCTGGCAGTAAATCGCCAGGGCGGCGCGGTCGAGACGGCTGATCAATCCCACTGATTCCAGCTCGACAGTGATCCGGCGCCATTCTTTTCTGGCATCAAATGAAAGATGTGGTCACCGAGACGGCCGATCACTGCCTGTGGGCCGAAGCGTGGCCACTCAAGGGCCGCGAATTTTTCGCCGCGGCCGAGACGCAATACGCCGCAGCCGGTCGTTTTCGTCTGCGCTC